CGTAAGTGCGCTTCGATAGTATCGAGTCGGTCCCGGAGAACCCTGGCATTCTCCTCGGACGCCCTAGCGCGGTCAGAGACCTCGCGCAGGCGCCAAGAAGGGACAGTGTCCTCAGGCTTCGGCGACGTAGCCGCAGGCTGAACCACGGGTTCTACTGTAGGTTCTGGGGCTTTCGCCTCGACCGTTGGTTCTGGCTCTGGCTCGGTTTTTGGAATCTTTCCAGCGATTTCTTCAAAGATCGCTGCATCGATACCTTCGAGAGACTCGAGCGGTTTTACTTCGGTAGTTTCTGCCATCTTTCCCTCTCCTCCGTTTCGTGGAGGTACGATCAACCGCCAATAACGCTGGGCGTTCGCGAGCGACGTTTCGTGTCGCTAACCGATTACTTTAGAAACCCCCAAATGTTGGCACTGGCGTTCGTGTTGCCAGTACCCAAAGAGGGCATCGAAACTGTGATAGCGGTATTCGCCGCTGAGGCGGGAACACAACGGGAAAAGCTCACGATCGTTGGACTGCTGGGCACGCCCGCGCCCGTCTGAGCACCGTGGTTGAAGGTCATCGTCCCTGTAATCACGCCCGTTAGCGTGACATTGACCGTGGCCGCTGCGGTTGCGCCGCCCGACGTGAGAGCAAAGCCACAAACGTAATTAGTCCGACCAGCCACACCCGGAAGTGAAGCCGCCGCTGTCGCCGCTGCGACGTTACCAGAACTTCCGGTAACGGGCGTTGCATCCCAGGGAAACCCATTGAAACTCTCTGTGTAGAGCCCTCCAGTTCCATCCCCGCGATCGTAGACGAGGGCTCCGCCCATTCCAGCCACGCCCCTGTCCGCTCCGGGCGATGGAGTGGCCATTCCGGCACAGATACCAATCGCAAGCGCAAGCGCTAGAAGCAGCGCTATAACCGGCCGTGGAAGGGGTTCGCTGTTGAGCTTCATTTCATGTCTCCCGATTTGAGGTCATCGACCCTGGACTTCCGCGGAATTTTCGCACCCGCTTTACGGGCGACGCTGAGCGCGATGGCGATAGCTTGTTTGTGCGGCTTTCCCGCAGCTTCTTCGATGCCGATATTCTTGCCAATCGCCTCTTTGGAACCGCCTTTAACCAGTGGCATCACATCCTCCTTTTAGAGGCCCTGGCGAGCGCTCCCGGCTTGCCCGCCAGGGCCGAGCGCTAAAGCCCCGCCTGAGGCTGCGCTGCAGCCGCATCAAACCGCTTCTCGCGCATAGTACGCATGTGACCGAGATGGTCTGCGGTATCGCCAGCGATCATCTCGGTCATTTTGTTGGAGTGCTTTTGGTTCTCCAGGTTCATGGAACCTGATTGCTTGATAGCCTCGGCCTCAAGATGAGTGCGGCGATCATATTCGCGCGTGAGCATTTCTCGAGGATCGGGCTGGGTAGAGGCCGCGGCCTGTTGGGCTTTCGCCAGGTTCAATTGAACCTCAGAAAGGGCCTTTTTGATTTGGGCGATAGCATTTTCCATCGCAAGCATTTGAGTTTGCTGTTGCTGTTGAACCGCCTGCGGATCGGGCTGAAGCTTCGCCAGCAACTTGCGCTTCACGCTTGCTTGCAATGGGGCAAGCTCGATCAAGATGTCTGGCGGGACGTTTGCGCCCTGAGTGGCCATCGCCCCGAGAGTGTCGTAGGCGTCAGCCATCATATTAACTTCGTCTTTGCCCTCGTCGAAGATGATGTTAACGTCGAGTTTCCCGATTTGGTTAATCATTCTTGGAATGCCCGTCATCGGATCAGCTTGAAGCTGATTGATAGCTACGAATTGGGCGATTCCTTCGTCGTCGACGATTCTGATCCAGCGCTCCCCTGTCCAGTACCGCTTGATTGCGCACCAGACGCAGCGGTAGAGGTCGAGCTTCCAGTGTCGGTAGCTAATAATAAGTGGGCCCAGCTCAGCGATGCCTGCCTGCTGAAGAAGTGAAATTGCGCGGCCTGACTTATATTCAAGACCCTGACCGATAAGCGCAGGATTAGGTCCAAAATTCTCAATCTCGTTTTTTGCTTCTTCGAGGAACTTGAGATTTCCTTCCATATTCTGGAGTCGAGTGGCATCGTCGAACTCCATCTCGTAGTCTTTGTTGTAGATCACCACACCGTCCGGTCGGACCGCTTCGGCGCGGGCAAGCTCTACGTCGTTGAGCGCGCCCTCTTCAGCCTTAATTCGGCGGGAATTAAGCTCATGAAGGCCTTTGGACCGGCGCTGATTGATTTCGTCCTGCGGACCCTTGAGGTTTCGGATGTAACTGTATCGATCACCGTCCTGATCGATGTAGCAAGAGAACACCCGAAACTTACAAATCTGTTCCCCTTTATCGTTGTAAAAGTAACTCGGCCCTTCCATCATCTTAAAGGCGCCGGTGAAAAGCGCCCAGCACCAGCCACCACGATGTTTGTACCAAATCTCAACGATGCGGAGCATCGTCCGGTGTTGAGTAGTGGTGAACCACTTTCGTTCGTTGTCGGGATTGGTACTGAACTCAGCGCCGCTTTGACTTACGGTGTCGAGGCGATCGGCGAATTCCGGCCACTTATCTTTTGCCCGCTCCAGCGTGTACCACTTGGCATTGCCCATGTAGTTCGCATCGGAGAAATCATACCTCTTCGAGGTTGGGTCGTAGAAAAAGTCTTCGGTATCGAGTTCAGCGAACCCGATGTCGATGTCTTGCTTGTCGCCTTTGACAAGCAGCATCTCGAGACCAGAATACCCATCGGTTGCGGCAGTCCCAACAATAAACGGGAAACTATCGTCGCGGAGTTCCCCGTTGACAACATAGCGAATGGCGTAATTTGCCAACTCGGCGGCGGCCTCGTCCCGCTCGGTATTACCGACAGCTTTGGGGTCTTGTTTGAACTTATCGGCAAGCCCGACGATTGAGTCAATCTTTCGGCCGATCCGATTGTAAGTGACAATCGGTTGCTTGCGCTTGTTGAAGATATCGACCTGTTTGGAACTCCACTGTGATCCGTGGCGATATCGGCGAGACTCCTGTTGTTCGCGCACCTCCTCGATTTTGCCGCCGAGATAATCGAAATAAGCTTGTTTGCACTGCTCCAGTGTCCAATAGCTACCGTCGGATCGTTCGGCCTGAACGGCGCCGCCGAAAAGTGTCGGCGGCGCGACAGTAGTCGGGCTGTAGCCGGTTATCATGCGATCCTCCAGTCATTCGGGCGCGGATCGCGATAAGTGGTATAACCGATAGTTGGTTCAACTTTCACTACTGGGACGGTTCGGCTAATTGGCCGAGAGTTACAGGCGTAGCGAATCTCGTCCGGTGCGTGATCCTCAGAATCCGTGTGAACGTCCTCTGGTCGATCGGGATCATGCTGAAGGTTCGGCAGCGTTCGGATAGAGTCCACACAAGTCGAGAAGAAGAAAATCATCGGGTCTTCGCCGTCGCCGACTAGTCTTGCTCGGACCTGATCCCATCCGGAGAGTGCACCTCGCTGAGGGACTCTTGTGTTATCGGCTTTCCTAAATGGTACAATCTTAGAGCGCGTAAGTACAGTGTTAATTCGCTCTCCGATGCTTGGCCCGCCGTCTTCTTTGAAGATGCTTGGATCGGCAACAGCTGTGCGGAGGCGCTGTCCAGGCCATTTAGCCTGGAGTCGTTGCTCTCGTTCCACAATTCCAGCTGCAGCGGTTTCTGCATCGAGCTTAAGCCCTACATTAGTTCCCATTCCCTCAGCGGTCCGTTTGGACCCATACCACTCCGCGTAGCGGACCAGGGCTCCGCGAGGAACGCGCTTGCGACCGACAAAGGTCGTTTCGCTTGCGATCGCCCACCATCCCACGCTGAATGGTTTCGCGGAGCCCCAGTCCATCGAGCGAAAACGAGTCCAGTCCGACGGGATGGCGAACGGGGATACTACGTGTCGCTCGAGACTCCAACAGTCGAAAAAAGCCCCTTCAATTACGGTCCAGTCGCCATCCAGCCATGCTCGGACCATTGCATCGGAAGCGAGTCCTCGGAGGCGACCAGCATAACCGGGGTCAGATCCCAAGAGGATCTGGTTGTCGGTGAGCTTGGCCGGAATGAAGATTCGTTGCATTCCGGTAACTTGGTCATCGATAGGCTTGTACCCAGTGGGATACGGCGAGACGAAGTAGCTTTTAACCCAGTGGTGTCCAACGCCACCAGGATTTGCTGCAGCTCTGATACGTTTAGTTGGTACTTGAGCTGCAGAACGGAGTCGCCCTCTAAGATATTTATATCCATAGTCCCCTGGCCATTGGGTAAGTTCGTCCCATCCGATCCAAGTGTACGAATGTCCCAAATATCTTGTGGCATCGGCTTCCCTCTCCAGGTAGCGCATTTTCAACTGGGCTTTGTTGGGCCAAGTCCAGGTTTTCGGTTGTTCGTGCCAAACTCCCCCGGTTTGCGGATATAACTCATGAGCCCTTCTCATGAGTTCTTCGAGTTCGTTATATGTTCTACGGAACAGAATTCCTACCCAAGCGCTGCCGTATTTCGGCACATCTTGGACGTAATCGCCGAGAAGAAAGTCTGACTTACCGCCGCCCGCAGCGCCGCCATAGAATAGTTCTGGGCACCAATCCGCCGCTATGGCGTCAGTCTGAGGCCCTGGTTGGGGGCTCCAGAGATATAACGGTGCCTGTTTCTTGGCGCTTCCGCGCAAGCCAATCCTCCCGAGTTTCAGTCGGTGGCCGGTCAATAGTGGCGTTGTCGAAGGACAACTCAAGCTTTCCCCCTGGACCGTGGCCGGTTCGGTCAGCGAAAGCCTTGACGACATCCAGCAGCGCTGGAATGGTAAATTCCTCAGGCGCGTCGCGAAGCCGCTCGTGAAGTTCTTCGAGTGCATCGAGCGACACGTTCATCATCCGCTCGGTCATATCGGCAAGAATATCTTTGGATTCCTCTTGATAATCGCGGACGAGTTTGGCGAAAGTCGGATCTTTGAGCAACAGATGAACTCGATTGGGGCTGTAGCCCGTGACGAGCGCGGCTTGATTCTCTTTGACGCCGGTGGCGAGAATACGCGCAAGCGCATGATGAGAATATCGGATGTTTTTCAAACTCGGCGAAACCGTCCCTCGATTGAGAAGAAGGGCTTCGAGGTCGGCCTTGGTCAAATCGCGGGAGTACTCCGCGAAGAGCGGCACTCGATCCCGGCCCTTAAAGATCGGGAGTGGGGCCAGGTTAAGCTCTTCGAGGAGTTCTTTATCGCTCAAGGCTGCCATCCTTCAGGGAAGGGAAACGGAATAACCTTCCCATCTTCGTCGAAAGTGAAGTGGTTTTTGCCTTCGTGCAAAAGGATGATGATTCCATCCGGCTTCGCCGCTTCCCGTTGGACTTCCTCTAGCGACATATCCGTTTTGATCAGCGGCCGGAAGCGCGCCGTGGATAGGAATGGTTGTGAAGTACTTGGGCATCACGCAACCCCTCCAAGTTCGCCCATGAGGGCCAGTCCTTCGGGACTCGCGGCGCGAATCCAGCGATCGCCGGTCCAGATCATCTCTTGAATTGGGTAGTAGGTGTTGGGACCGGCCTTGATCGGATGATCTCTGTCGGCCTTAACCATCAAGTAGCCCCGTGGGAAGTCATCTGCTGGCCGTAGCGGAATTGGCTCCGGCGCCTTCGGTGCTGCGGCTTTCGCTGCTAGTGCCAACGGCAGGGCCGGGAAGAGTCCTAAAAGTGACCTACGGTCTAGCATCACCATTCCCTCGCTGATCGTGGCCCTTCAACAGGGCCAACGGCCTTGCCGTCTTTGAGGGTGTAGAATAGGCCGTCCTGGTGGATTTCTACGAAACCGTCCGGTCGTCCGAGTTCCTCGTTGATCCGATCCAGTGGCCAATTTGTCCGCACGAAAGGAACCCCTGCGGCCATAAGGGCTCCTTCGAGTAAGTCTGCAGAGGACTTTCTGAAGATGGTTCTGAATGATCCCATAATTCCTCTCGCAGTTCTACGCCGCGCGAAAAGTCTGCGCCGTTTGGCGAAGGATGTCAAGTGAAATCTTTGCGATGCGACAATTTGCCGCAAGTAGTGGGATTGACAAATCCCCAAGAGTCTGGTATGGTTGACCCGTTTGTAACTACACAAGGGGAAATCTAAGATGAGAAAGCTAATCGCTCTAGCAATTCTTGTCGCAACCGCGACTTCAGCGTTTGCCGGTGACGGCAGGCCTCGCGCTTGGTGCGGCTGGTATATGCGGCAGCAACTCGGCGTCGCGGACCGAGCCTACAACCTCGCCCGCAACTGGGCCCACTGGGGCAGGGCCGCTTTGCCTGGCCCTGGCGTCGTTGTTGTCTGGCGCCACCACGTAGGCCGCATCGTCGGGCCGTGCCAAGGGCATATTTGTCCCGTGCTCTCTGGAAACGACGGGCATCACCAAGTGATGACGCGAGAGCGCGATATTTCTCGCGCTATTGCGTTCAGGCAGTAATCTTCTAAGGGGGACTCTCGTGGTCCCCCTTTGTTCACTGGGGGAAAATTTAGCGGAGTGGAAGGTATGTATGTTTAGCTTTTGAAAATTTAGCGGAGTCGTATCGCGAAATTTTATTGCTCATTTTTTGAGCCCCCCGCAACATTATTGCGCAAAAGGGCTCTCCCGCGCAATATAAGACTCAATTGTTGCACCGCAACAAAGTCACGTTTGTGCCACACATCACACAAGCAACATTATTGCTAAACTGATCCAAACAACGCAATAAAAAACTTGAGTTGTTCATCGGCCGTTCATATGTATCGAGTTATATTGGTGGCATCAAAACGAAGGGAGACCCACGATGTTCACCATCACCTTGAAGAACGGCCACGATATCGAGTTGTTGTCGTTCAGCGAAGCCGACCAGTTGCCCGCCGCTTCCCGCGAGTACATTTGGGAATATGGCTTCCGCCAGGCGGTCAACGACTCCACCGCACCCGTGGTCAAGAAGTCGTTCGATCCGAAGGACTTCGACGGAATGGACTTCATCGAGGCCGTTGACGGCTACGCGGCGAAGCGACTCGACGCGATCATGAACGGTGACGTTGGTCGGCGTCAAGCGGCCGATCCCAAGCGGGCCGCGATACTCAAGACGGCGCGGGCCGTGGAAGCGGCATCGCCGGAAGTCCAAGCGGAAATCGCCCGGTTACTCGGCCAGTAAGTTGGGTTCCGAAGCGGGGTGGTAAGTCCCACCCCGTCACGGAGGCCAATCCCGGCCACCAAAGGAGACTGCAATGATGTTTCGCACTTTCCGCCTGTTGCGCGAAGCAATCCAGTGGCGTACCCTGTGCCTCGCCGAAGGCTTCGACGTTGACGGTCCCTTCCTGTCGCCGCGCGGCTGGTCGCTGACGTGGTACGTGCCTCGGCCGACGCGGTAGCGTCTGAGCCCTGCGGGTAGACCTGAGTTGGTCTACCCGCAGCCCTGAAGTTGGCCTGCATGGTTCTACATTTGGTGATCGTCGCGTGAGTCGCAGTACGGGTATGGCTGTATCGGAAACCGATTGAGCCGTATCCAGTGTCCATTCCTTCCCTTCCTTCTTCTATCCTATATATATACTCTCTATAGAGGAGGGGTAGAGAGAGCCAGTGGATGATACCTACATATCCCCACCGGGATATAGCCATACCTATCCTGCAACTCACACGCCCGTCGACAAATGTAGGATCATGTAGCCAAACTACAGGTCTACCCACAGCGAAATGTAGGTCTACACATAGGGCTGAGACGCTAGGGCGTCTCCAGCTTCGTGAACCATCGATGAACCGGCCGTTCGGCCGCGGTTCAGACTCGCCGTGATATAATCGCGGGAACCTGAAAGGAGAATTCCCTCATGCGCGACTACATCGAGTTAACCCTCGCCGCAATCTGCGGCGGCGGTAGCGTGTGGCTCGCCATCCACAATCTGCAATTCATCCAGTGGTGAAGCCATGAGTTACGTCAAGATCACAGGCGGCGGCGCCACAATTCTGGTACCCGAACGCCTCGAGCCCAAAGGCGGCTTTGACGCCACCTTTGTCGACCGCCTTCACCGCGCAGGCTATCGCTGCGCTATCCAACGGGAGATCTTCAAATGCGCTACTTCAGAACTCTAAAGGTCGAGGGCGAATTCTTCGAGCCGGGTTACAACGACACTGTTGGTGGCGTGGTTCTCGCGGTGTTCTTGGATATGCGCGGCGACAAGTGGTTCGCCTTCGAGGACGCCTACGATGGAGTCCATGTGATCCACAGCGGATCGAGATTTCTCAAGGAGGTTTCGCCATGAGCCGCGCAGATTACTACTACGATCGCGAAGATGACTACGAGTCCCTTCGCGAAATTTCGCGAGAGACGCGAAAAGCGCGGCGACTTTATCGCTGCGATGCCTGCGGTCAGCCCATCGCCATCGGCGACACTTACCGCCGCGTCTTCTACACCGACGGCGAAACCGCCGGAGCCCTGAAGCAGCATCAAATCTGTCCCTGGGAGGAGAACCATCCATGACCCGCGAAGAAATCCTGAAGGATTATACCGTAAAAAGCGGTATAATCCGGAGTCCGGGTAAGTTCGAGGGTGAGCCACTGTATGCGCCGTACTTCTGGGATCTCGTTCTCGAGGGCGCGGGAGAAGTATACAGCGTAACCCCCTTTGAGGAATGTGATGAGTCCTGGAGAGTCGAAATCGACGACGAAGATCGCAGAGAATTTCCAGAACTTCTACAAACCGCAAAGTATATTCGTCTATGGGTAGACGACAATGGCTTCGTCTATACAAAACTCATGAAAGGAGACCTTTAATGTTCGGCATCTGGTGTGAAGTCTGGGGCGGTCGCTTAGGCACTCGTGCCTCCTGGCTCTGCCTCGGTGACGAGCAAGTCACCTTCGACGACCTCGGCGAGGCCGAACGCGCGGCGGCAAATCTTCAGGCCGCGCGCAACGGCAACCCTCACCGCGTCGCAACCTTCCGTTACACGGCGATGAGGGTGTCATGACTGAGGTCGAAATCGCTCGCGCAGAACTAATTAAAGCCCTCGAAGATCAGCAAAAAATGATGCTGCTTTACTCGCGCTTCGCACCGAAGTTCGTTCTCGCTCTTGAGCGCTTCATCGATGCGAAGCTTGATCCAGCGGGTAACCTGAAATAACCGCCATAATTTCGACAAGATGTGGGCCGATAATGGCCCACATCTTCACTGGAGACCCTCCCATGTCAGACCCCGACTACTACGACTTCGCCTCTTGCGTCCATGTCACTTTCGCCGCTGGCGACATAGTCGGCGATGGAATGACGCAGATCTGGTTCAGTGATTGGGTTGACTTGCCCGAGCGCTTCGACGCAAGTTTCAATTATCTTGTGGCCGCTGAGTTTACCGGCGGCCTTCCAGGCGTCAATACGCGGGCTTATCCAGCCACTGGCTTTAACACTTACTTTAAGACCGGCGCTGAAGCAGCCCTGTTGGATAAATCCAACTACGCAGGCTACGCGCGAACCAGAATTCAAGTCACCGCCATGATCCTCGTTCGAGAGAACCCTTTGTCCCCTTGGACAACGGTTTTCTCCTTCGCCCCCTCTGGCGTAGACGCCGGAGAGTGGGATGGCAAAACCCTTGTCGAAGTCATGACAAACACGTCGCTTATAGCGACAACCGGCCTTCAGGCCCGATTAACAATCATGATGCAGGCGCTACCCGAAGGCGAAACCATGAGGGTTTATTTCGGCCGCGCTACGCTCGTGGGTGAGCCGCCGGACTGGACAGAAATCCCGCCAATCCCAGTACCTGAACCACCCGGCCCTGTGCCGGTCCCGCCCGAGCACTACGTTGGCCGCAGCGTCAACCTGGCGTGGAAGCGCCAGCGCCGGGTCAAATGGGAACGACAAGTCCGCTCATCGCATATCCGCTCCATCGCCTTCGATGAGGAAGCCCGCGAAATGATTGTCACTTGGAAAAACGGCAGCCAATATGCCTTCAGCAATATTGCCGAGAGGCAAGCCGATGAAATCTCTAAAGCGAAATCTCCGGGTGCGGCGATTGCCCAGTTTCGCGGTAGCGCGAAGCGAGTGCGCTGAAAAATATCATGTTTCGGCCACAATTTGGCCATAATTTCGCCGCAATGATATGGTATAAGTGAGGACAATCCAACAGGAGTCCCTTTCATGATCCCCCCTAACACTGCCCAGGCTTTCATCAAGTTCATGGAGATGGTTTGGGAAGGCGGTCCACTCTATGACCGATACGAGAATGCAGTTAAAACAGCCCGTTTCGCCGGGGCAGTTCGTACAGGCGGAACAACTGTCAACGGGGAAAGCAATTGGGTCGTTTATCGCTTCCCGGCCGATCAAGGGGAATTTTCGGTCAGAATAAAAGCCAATGGCTCCGCCGTTACTCTGGGAACCAACACTTTCAGCCCACGTCTGAAACGAGAATCTGTGTCATGAAGCCCGACTATCCGGAGATTTCAATGCATCAGCACGTCCCAGGAAAGATCGATCTCATCAAGGCTACAATCGCCGCTACTGGCGATCCTCGTGCGCCGTTAGCTTTCGCCGATCTTCATGACTCAATTAATCGCACCGCGAAAATCCTCGCACCGCTGACGACGAAGGCCGAAGTGACTGTCATAAACGAACGCCTTCTGGCGCAGTTCGAAGACGCCGATCGGGCGCCGCCACTGGACCCGGCCTTCCTGATCGCCCTTCTTAGCATGATCGATGCTGGGCTCCAGTTATTCATCTGCAACGAGACGCTGAAGCTCATGAAGGAGCCTCAACAGTGATCGAGCATCTGGCATTTGCCGGCTTCTGGCTTGCCTTGGGCTTTGCCTTGGCAGTCCTCCTTATTGGAGGCTTCCGATGAAGCCCGATTTCATCTTGAAGTCTTTCGTCCGCGGCCTTGCCTATCGCGTAGCGTTCGCGCTTCCGGTAGGCTGGGCAATCGCGATCTTGGTGGCCGCGCTAATCTTAAGCGCCATGTTTGGGGGGTCTTAATGCGCCGCATCCCTGACCACGCCATCAGCGTCTGGCTCGAAGGCGACGAGCTAAAGCTCGGGCTTGCTCAACCAGGTAGTCGTCCAACAGCGTTTTTAACGCTGCCTTTGGCGAAGTGTTCAATCGAAGTCTCCGAGTTCGGCCAGCCGCTTGCTCGACAGCGCGGCTGGCTCATTCTCATTGATCTTCTTAAGGAGCGCGCTCGTTCAGGCCGCAAAACCATCGGCTTCGCCGCTAACCCGGTTCAGTACGACGTCGATCAAATGCTCTTGGCAATGGCGCAAACTAAGCGCGTGGTAAAGAATGGGAAAGCGGAAGACATCTTGAAGGAGCTTGGGCTATGAAACCGCCCATGACCTTTGACCAGACCAAGCCGTGCAGGACGCGGGATGGACGAAAGGCGCGAATTATCTCAACAGATTTAAAATCATTCTCACCAATCGTGGCCATCGTAGATCACGAAAACGGCCGAGAGGAATGCGTCGGCATCTTTCATTTGAACGGCCGAATTATAGACCACATGGATCGCCCCGATGATCTTGTAAACGTGCCGGAAAAGCATGTGCGGTGGCTTAACATATACGATACCCCAGATGCAAAGCTCTATATGACGAAAGAACAGGCCGACAAGCTTGCAGACGATACTCGACTTGCCTGCGTCCGCATCGAGTTCGAGGAGGGGCAGTTTGATGACTAAGCACATCCTCAAGTATGTCTGGCAGCCCGACCTCAACGATTACCTCAACATGGGCTGGATGGTAGTCGATGTCCTCTATGAGCGCGGCGAGCATCTCTCGTATCTCATGATCTGGCCCTGCGAATGCGAAGTGCCCTTACGGGCAGTAAAGGAGACGCTGCGATGAAAAATCCCCTTGTCTTACAACAATATTGCCCGCTTTGGTTCTGGGCCGATTTTCCCTACTTTTCCCCCTCGAAAAACGCTTACTATCTTCTCGATTACTTCGGCCGTCTAACCTTCATAGGAGATGCCGAGTGAAGCCCTACGCCAAGGCATTCGATGGAGTCAACGGTCGCCTGATCCATCTCCAGGTCAACGCGGGCACGCTGACGCTAAGCCTTGCTGACGCCGAAGAAGCGTGCCTCGCACTTCAGATCGCCACTGAGCGAGCGCGGGACGCTTATCCGCTGGGCGAAGAACGAGCCGCAGCCGCGAAGGCCCTAACTTTCGCGAAGCGTTATGGTTCGATGACTTACGGAAAATCCCCCTCAGACCTCCTTAAGGAGCTTGGCCTATGAAATTTCTGCGGTTCGTACTGCGCGTTTACAAGTTTCTTCGCCCACATCTCACAGCGAGGTTCGAATGAAAACCTACGACCTCTGCATCCGAGTCCCAGCTGCGAAGCTCGGCACAATCCTCGAACTCCTCGAAGAGGAGGGTGAAGTTCTCAGCATCGTTTTGACGCGGGAGCACCATAAAAAGCCCGTTCGCTGGGCCAACGGCAGCAGAAACAAAGGTATCACTGGCGCTGATCTTGTCCTTGAACTCGTGCAGAAAAGCACAATCACTGCAGCCTACGCTCGAAGGGTTTTCATCGAGCGGGGTTTCGCGCCGAACTCATCTGCGGCGGCACTTTCACATCTCGTTGGCCTCGGTAAAATCAAGCGGGACGTCAACGGAACCTTTAGCCTGGCAAAGAAATGACAAAGTTCTGGTTCGGACCCATGCTCAGATGTCTTGTCTGCAACCGCGAGTGTGGCAACAATCTTTGCCCTGAGCACTGGCGGCAGCTTCCTCTTGTCCAAAGAACTCACCGACGAACTGAAGAGGCATTTTGATGCCACAAGCATCTGACGAACTTCGCGATAAGATGGGAGAGTATTTCGGTGATCGCATCGATGACTCTGGTCCTTGGGAGTTCTTGAAAAATCTGGGCTGGACCCAAACATCTACTGGATGGCTCCGCCACCCAGAACCCTTCAGAGAAATCAGCGAGAAGGAATGGGATTGCGTTGATTTCCTGTGCGAAGAATGGGATTGGGCTTACACACCAGGGAAAGATCAATGACCTACACTCTCACTAAAGACGGCAGAGACCTTGAAGCGACCGAGGAGCAGTCGACCATCATCGACTTCGCCAAAGGCGAGAAACCGCCCCTCCGACTTCTCCTTAACGCCTTGGCGGGAGCGGCGAAAACCTCAACCCTTGAGTTGCTCTGCAAATACCTGCCCGTCGAGCCGACGCTCTCCGTCGCTTTCAATAAGAAAATCGCGGATGAAATGACCAAGCGCCTGCCCGGTCACGTTCGCTGCGCCACAATGAACTCAGTCGGACATAGAGTTTGGGGCGCAGCGGTCGGCAAAAAATTAACCTTGGATACCAAAAAGAATTACAATCTCGTCAAGGACGGCATCGATCGCCTCGGCAGACGGGAGAAGGAAATGGCCTGGGATTGTTTTAGCGACATGACTAAGGCGATCGCCTCGGCGAAGCTTTCCGGCTACATTCCCAAAGGCTTGCCCGCGGCGCCGCTGATTTCTGAGGATGAATTCTTCGGCCACCTCGACGAGGAGCCTGAAGGGTTCTTTATTCAGATCGTCAACGAGGCGCTCCGCACAGGGATCAAACAGGCCTATGCGGGCCTAATCGACTTCGATGACCAGATCTATATGCCGACCCTATTTGGCGGATCGTTTCCGAGCTTTCCCCGAGTTATGGTTGACGAGGCCCAGGACCTTTCAGCGCTTAACCATGAAATGATCCGCAGACTTGTCACCCGCGATCTTATCGCAGTGGGTGATCCAAACCAAAGCATTTATGCTTTCCGCGGCGCAGTAACTTCATCGATGTCTCGGCTGAAGTCCGCGTTCTCAATGCACGAGATGACACTCAGCATTTCGTTCCGCTGCCCTATCAGCGGCATTAAGCGCCAACAAGATCGAGTTCCCCATATGAAATGGGCGCCTTGGGCGATTGAGGGCCAAATCGAGACCCTGCCCTCTTGGGCTGCTAAGGAGATTCCTGATGCAAGTGCTATTATTTGTCGCAACAACGCACCACTCTTTAGTTGCGCTCTACAACTCATCCGAGCTGGCCGGGGTTGCCATCTCGTCGGCACCGATCTTGGCCCTCAGCTTATTAAGACTCTTAAAAAGTTTGGGGATGCCTCTATGACACAGGAGAAAGTCTATGAAGCCATCGACGGGTGGGAGCGAGATAAACTACGAAAGTCTCGAAACGCTGCCAGCGTCTCCGACAAAGCCGAATGTCTTAGAGTATTTGCAGAGTTCGGGCCAACTCTCGGTGCTGCAATTGCTTATGCAGAGCATCTGTTCGCAGCCAAAGGTCCAATTCAGCTTCTCTCAGGCCATAAAGCTAAAGGGCTCGAGTGGGACACTATCTATCACCTGGACCCCCACCGAATCCCCTCGCCGTGGTGCAAAGAGGGAGAGGCTCTCGAACAAGAGTTCAACGTCAGATACGTTATAGAAACGAGGTTCAAGAAGGAAATGTTCCTTGTTCGCTTGGAGGATTTCAACAATGGACAAGATTGATCCCTATGCTTTTGCCAGACCAGACGGCAGAATAGAGGTCGTCCCCCTTCGACTTAGCCTTCGTGAGCGTTTCCGTCTGATCGAGATAGCACACGAGACGGGAGATTACCAAATCAGGGATGCAGCAATTATTCTTCTCAAAGAAAATCAGGAGCTTTCGTGATGGGCTTCAGTAAATCCATCCTCGCCTACGACGACGTTCGCGAGGTTCTCGATCAAGCTCTCGCCTCGGAGAGCGGCGTTCGACTTAAGTTCGGATCGAACGGCCAGGCCGTTTCGGTTCGCCAGCGCTTCAATTCATTCCGTAAGTCCGATCGCGGCGAAAACCGAAAGATCTACGCTGAGGATCACCTCATGCACGGGCGCTCAGTCTACGATAAGCTCGTCCTAAAGGTTCCCAAAAAGGGCGAGCCCGACGACAACTACCTCTACATCCACAAACGCTCCGCGGCTTGGTTTGAAATCGAGCCACTGAGCGATCCGGTTGACCCGCCCGTGGGCCTTGATCTTGATGTGAGTAACGAAAATGTGATCGAAAACTCGGAAGAAACGGGGGGTTCTGCGTAAATATGTATTGACAATTCCCCCGATATGGTTCACAATACCCGAACCATCAAGCCCCAACCAAGGAGATTGCTTAAATGGCAAACGCGACTGAAGTCATCACTATCCAGGGAAAGTCGCTTCGTGTCCCTGTGAAGTACGCCGAGGGTCACACGCTGAAGGCCAACGAGGCCAGCGCCCTCAACCAGACCTTTTGGGAGAACCTTCGCAACAACTTCGCCAGCAAGGTGAAGGAGGGTGTCGAGGCCGGGCTGGACGACTCAACCCTGCAGGAGCAGCTCGACGATTACGCCGCGGACTACGAGTTCGGCGAGCGTCGGGGTGGCGGCGGCTTCCGTGGAGACCCGGTGATGACCGCAGCTATGGGCATCGCGCGGGAGATGATCCGCACTGCCGTGAAGGCCAAGGGCATCGAGGAGTTCACCGCGGCGAAGGCCACCGAGACGGCCAAGGCGTTGCTCGAAAAGCAA